AAATTAACAAAAATATGAATGAAGATAAAATTAATTTAAATTTTGTATAGGCCTTGATTAAGAAATATTTTTTTTCCTTTCCATCTGAGAAATCATCTCCTCCACAAAGTATGCGTTTTGGGTGCAATATCGTACTCGTTTCCTCCATTCAGGGAAGATGCAGCGTTGCATGTCATCCCAAAAAGTATTGAATTCAATCATATCCGTAATGTTTTGAAATTCCACCATGTATTCGTCTATTTCTTTTCTTAAAAGAATCATTTCTGTGTAGGATAACATTTTCTTATTTTATTATTATATATGTAAAAACAAATGTCATTTATCATGTAGGAAATGTCGTTATTTATACCACGTGCGATTGTTACGGAAGACCATATAAAGACGATTGAAAAGAAGTTATATATTGAGAAAGAGAAAGATAGTAATAAAACGCTTACTTATTATCGTCCGGAGAAAATTCCTTTTGTGAAAGTTGAAAATAACACGTTACGGGTACCTTTTTTTTGGGGATGTTCTTTTTTTGGTAAGAGATTTATTTCAAAAAATGAAATGGAGATGGAATTTTCAATCAGGGTGGAATTAAGACCAGAGCAGGTTGTTTTAAAAGAGGAAGCCATGAATTGTTTGGTGGAGAATCATACGGTTCTTTGTAGTTGTTATCCTGGTTTTGGGAAGACTATTTTGGCTTTACATCTTATCAAGGAATTAAAAAAGCCTACTTTAATTATTGTAAATAAGTTGGTTCTTTTGAAACAGTGGGAAGAGAGTATTAAAAAATTTATGGGTTTTACCCCAACGATTATTAAAGGTAAAAATTCAAAAATTACACCGAATCGAATTTATATTATCAATGCAATCAATGTACCCAAACATTCATATGAAAATTATCATATTGGTACTTTAATTGTAGATGAATGTCATTTGATATTAACGACGGTGTTTAGTAAAGGTTTGTTTCATATATCACCAATGTATTTGATTGGATTATCCGCAACTCCTTTTCGAGTGGATGGCTTTGATGTTTTGTTTGATATATTTTTTGGGATGTGTCGTTTGCATCGCAAATTGTTGAAAGAGCATGAAGTATTTTGTATTAGGACAAATGAGAAAGTCCCTCATACCTTGGATAAGTTTGGTAAAATAAATTGGAATTCCGTCATTGATTATCAGAGTAAATCTCTTCATCGTCAGAGTTTGATTTCAAAATATTGTATAGATTATCCAGATAGAAATATTTTGATTCTTTGTAAACGACTGCATCAAATTAAAGATATTTTTGATGGGTTAACAAGTTTGAATCAAAATGTTGCAATGTTTAAAGAAAATGATGTATCTTTCAATCAGGATTGTCGAATTCTTGTTGCCACATTTCAAAAATGTGGTACAGGTTTTAGTTTTGATAAATTGGATATGTTGATTCTTGCGGTGGATGTAAAGGATTTTTTCTTGCAATATTTAGGTAGAGTGTTTCGTACCATCGAAGTGAAACCGATTGTGATTGATATTGTTGATGACCATGTATTATTAAAGAGTCATTTTCGAGAGAGAAAGAAAATTTATTTGGAAAGCGGTGGTAAAATTACATTTTCCAAACACGAATATGAAGTTTGAAAGGTGAAAAAAAAAAAAAAAAAAATATTTTTAAATAAAATGGAAAACGAATTTACATTTACATTTAATTTAAAAAAAATGGAGGAATTAAATTTGAAATTAAAATCAAATAAACAATATGAAGAATTTAAATCAATGATTGATACGATACAAAATGAATTTTGGCTTTCTACCAAAACTATCAATGAATACAAAAAATCTGAAAAAGAAATTTCACCTTCTGTGCTTAATTTATACACCGATACATCCAATGCATTTCTTTTAACCGCCGTTGAAAATTCTCCGATGGAAGATAGAGTAAAATTATCGATAGAGAATATTGATGAAAACAAAATTTTTTTAAAAGAATTGTATGATTCCATTTATAATTCATTGGAGGAATTACCGGGGATGGAAGGAGAAATGTTTCAAGAGGAAGTTTCCGAATTATTTTCTGACACGGCCTATTTTTGGAATAACGTGAAAGAACCTGTCGAGGTAGTTGACATTCGTTTAGGAAGAATGGCTTCCGCGAGATTAAAGTATATTTTATTTTTACAAAATTTTAGAGATTTATATGAAAAAAATCTAGATATTATAAAAGGGAGGAAGTCAAAATTAGATTTGAAACTGAAAGATATTGTTTTCTATCTGGGTGTATTTCTGTCCTATGGAATGCTCTTGTATCGTAGACCATTATCTCCTGTACAAAAAATAGTTTTAGCAATCATTTTTATTTATTCTATTCGTAGTCTTGGTACTGAATCGAAGGATATTGTAATTATCATATTATTTTGTTCGTCCATTTATTTCTTGTATAGTATGAAAAAAGAAAATATTATAGCTCCCAAATATGTAATTATTGCAGTACTTTTGGTTGGTCTGTACATAAATAACTCTTCTGTTGAAACGTATAAAGACCGATTGTTATATGACAAAACTCGTCGCGAGAATTTGTTAGAAGAATTATACAGTCGAAACATGATGTACAAAAAAGTTACCGTGGATGAAAACGGAAAAAAAACGTCTTCGTACATGAATTTATCGGATGATTTGATTCTTTTGTTGGAAAAAGATGAAATTTATGTACCATATATAGAATTTATCTTGAAAATATATAAATTTCGTAATCAAAACTTTCCGAGTTCTAAAAATTCTTGTTATAAATTTTTTGATAGTTTTTTTCAAAATATAAATCATTTATTAATTGATTCATTATCCAATAAAGATTATTTCGACGAAGATGTACCAGGAATTTATAAAACGAATGTATCTAAAATATATAAAAAGAAGACGACACCATTTACAAAATTAGACTTGAGAATTATAGAATTGATTGTAAAAAATAAAGATAATATAAAAGCAAGTTGTGAAGATGGAGAGAATTATAAAAAAATAAATGATATAATGGTATTTCATTTCAATACATAATTATTATTTCATGTCTGTTGTATCTAATTCTTTTAGGAAAATATGGATATAGACGCTATGGATATAGACGCTAATTTCAAAAAAAAAAAAATAATTTTCATAGAATTTTTAAAATATTTTACCTTACGGGAAAAATATAATAATCCAATTTATTTCTATGAAGGAAGAACCGCTTGGTACCGGAAACGTGTAAAGTCAATTTACAATAATGAAAAAGAATATCTATGTCTTAACGATTGGGATATGGATTACCCCTATTTATATTTCGATTCCCCTAATGGTTACATTCCCTATCGTGAACATTACAATAGATATCATAGGCACACCTAGTATTTGTTGCCAATTTCCATTACAAAATCGATTCATCTAACACAGTATGCGAGTCGAATCCATGAGCATCTTGCTTCTTCTAGAGGTCAGAGACAGTTTTTTTTTTGTGTGAGCAGGAACCAAAGATTGATGATGAATATTATAAGAACATAACTTCTCTTTTATAGGATATATTCCATATTTTATCAATTTTTTAGACAAAAAATCCAAACTATCAAAAGATAATGCCTTCTTTCACCAAAAACAATATTGACCATAGCTTGCTTGTTTGCATGGATACCAAAGACCGAACCTTTCATGTTTATGGTGATTCTTTTGTAATGTTGGATTCGTATTTAAAAAATGGTCCTGAAACATTAAAAATTTGGAATATGGGAAAAAAATTTATCCATCATGATGCTGATATATCTTTCAAGACATTTCCGATTTCGTCGTATGATATTTCCAAATTTGAGATGCTTTTTATGAAAAATACAATGGAGAATGGATATCTGAAAATCGAAGGGAAATTATATTTTCGACCAGAATTTTATATTGTCAAAAGAGTGGATAAACAAAATACGAATAATTTTGTAAATAATCTCTTATTTAATGAATATTCTTATGAAGATTCTGATGGTATTCGAGTTTTTTTGCATGTATGTCATTCATCAGAAGGGATTGAAAATCACGTCGATTTATTGGATTGTATTAAAGACTATCTTATTGAAAAACAATAACTTGAATTCTGAAAATGAAAACTCAAAAGCAAAAAAATGAAATTATAGAATTGATTCAAAAAAAAAAAAAAATAAAATGTCAAAAGAATTAATGGACAATGAAAATAAAATTATATATGGTGATAGAAGTGAAGACTTTAAATTATTTTTGATTCGTTTACTACAAAAATCATCGCTTGATAAATCTATTGTTGAAAACTTATTAGAGAATAACAATATTTATGAATTATATTGTAATGTCTTTACACATAAAAGTGTGGATGTCAAGAATAATTATGAGTTTTTTGAAATGATTGGAGATGTGACTTGTAACAAAATTATTGTATGGTATTTAAAGGATAAATTTCCATTTTTATGTAATTGCGAGGGAGTAAAAGTTTTGGCAAGACTTAGAATTAACCTCGTTTCGAAAATAACTTTTTCAAGATGGGCATCACAGTTAAATTTTGAAAAATATATCAGTTTTGATACGGATACCAAAATCAAACAAGAAACTTCAGTCTTGGAAGATGTATTTGAAGCTTTTGTAGGATGTACAGAAATGGTGATTGATACATATATACGGGGGTATGCAGGGACCTTCTGTTGTAGTAATTTTTTAAAACTTTTGTTAGATGGTGAAGATATCCAATTGTCGTATAAAAAATTGTATGACCCGATTACACGATTGAAAGAAAATTTTGACTATTTTAATAGTAACACTCAAAAATCTTCCTGTCCCTTTATTTTTGGGAACATTTCATTCTCGCATGAAAAGGTGGATACCTGCCTTTACCACGTGAAATTACTACAGACCTCGGGTGATAGAAAACAGGTTTTACTTCATGAGAATGGTAAAAGTATCATTGATGTAAAATATAATTTATGTCAACGATACTTGAATTTCTTGGAAGAAAATGGATTCAAAAAACCAGAATTAAAATATTACGATGATATTGAAACGATGCGGTTGGAATTAGAAAAATGAATGATTTAAAGAAATAATAAATATTATATAAAGAAAAATGTATCCAATCAGTGAAAATAATTTATCCACCCGTACCATGATTACAAATATTAATGTAGAATTCGATAATATTTATATATTCAAAAATCTTCCAATCAAGTATAAAATGGAAAATTACAATTGTCAAATTGTGGCCATGTACCATAAAAATGAACCAAAAGGTGATATGTCGTTTTTCAAAAAAAACTTGGCATCGTTTCGTAATGCCATTAATATTATTATTCAAGATGACTCAAAAAATACGTTTAATGTAAAATTAACCAAATGGGGAAAATTTCAAATTTCTGGATGCAAATATCTTGAAGAAACTTATGAGTGTATAAAATATCTCATTGAACTAATTCTTTTAAAATGTCCGAATGGAATACAAAAAAAAGAAGAAAACATTGAATTATCCTTTACAATTGTCATGACCAATTATATTTACAATACTGGTTTTAAAATCGATAAAGAAAAACTAAATAATCTCATGGTTCGAGATATTTCGCATCGATTTTATTGTTTATTTGAAACGGCTTTTGGATATACTGGTTTAAATTTGAAACGTCAAATCGACCCATCAAAATATGATTTAAAAATACCATCTTTCACATTAATAAATGGAGAGTGGATTTTCAAAGAAAAACCATATACTACCATTGGAAAGACTAAAAAATTTAATTCATTTCTCGTTTTTCATTCGGGAAAGGTTATATGCTCAGGGATGACCGAAAAGAGCATGAATGATGATTATTTGTTTTTTTCGAAATATATTCATGACCATAAAAAAGAAATCATTGAATGGAATTAAAAAACTTATTATAAATCGTCGGTTACAAAAGCATTTTTAGCAGCTTCATTAGCAGCTTCAAATATTAATCCTAAATATTTGATGGCAACATTGCCTGTTTGTGGTGTTGAAGAACTGGATTTGATGGTAAAATTGCCTGTTTGTGGTGTTGAAGAACTGGATTTGATGGCAACATTGCTTGTTTGTGGTGTTGAAGAACTGGACTGTGATAGTGTTTTGATAAACTTTGTATTAAGATAAATTATGATAGCAAGGATTAACATACTTATTGATAAATGAATAACATCAGATAAAAAAAGATTTTTTCCTTCGTCATACAATCTATCCTTTTCATCATAAAGTTGTGAAAAAGAATCTTTTTGAAAAACAAATTTAATGATTGTATAATCAAGGAATTGTCTATCCAATAGAAGAATAAAAGATAGACCGGTCAACATTAGAAATACATATCTATAACCTTCACCAAATCCAAGCATACAAACAAAATTTAATATTGATAGAATAAGTAATGATTCGTTTTTATCTTTATTTTGGTATATAAATACATAATTACCAATCGTTGCCAAGATTAGAAAAATCGTATTACGAAGTTGATTGGAGTAGTCTATAGTATAACTCGCCAACATAATACAAAACATAAAAATGGAGAAAAAAATTTGTAGCATATAGTCAAAATTACTAATTTTAGGAACAAGAAGTTGCCATATGGGTAGTCTCTTGATAGAAATTAAAATTAAAAATAATATATTTTTTTCATCTTTTTGATTTTCCATATTTTCTTTTTCTATTTGTGTTTTAATCTTTGTAATTTTATTTTGGAATTCTTTTGGATTCATCATATCATTATCAAATTCTATATTTTGTGCCTGTATCAATGTATACATGTAGGATTGATATAAAATTAAAGCGGGTATAGCATAATTAAGTAATTGTAACATGAATATATGTTTTTATTTTATATTATTTTTTTTTTTTTTTTTTTTGAACAATACCACCGATGATTTTCATATTCACCATTGTTATTGTTTTAGATATACAAAAAAAAAATATTTAAAAGAATAAATTATTATTTTATAAATGGAAATTTTCAAAGAATATTTATTAGAGACGTCAAGTGGATATCAGTTGTCGAATCAATATGTAGATACGGAAGAAAAACAGAACCTTTGTCGTCAATATGGTGGAAAATTTTTCAAAAAGATGAATCTTTGGAGATTTAATAAGATGATGATTGATATGTGTCAAACGATGGAAAGTATAAAAAAAGAGGATAAAATGACCCAAACAGGGATAGAAAACGAAGAGAAGGAGTATCAATATAATCCACCGAGTGTATTTTATGATATTATTGCAGATTATTTTGAGTAAAATTATTTGATTAATGTATGTTTTTTTTTTTCAAAGTCGAAGGAAAAAGAAATTCCAAGATATAAATTTTTTAGGAATGTGTTGTGGTTTCGAAGGGATAAAAACCATGTGAGGTAGGATGGAAGATTTTCCTTGTAACTCGATGGAATTGAAATTTTTTTTGTAATCTTAAAGTCCCCGATAGAATAATTATCTTTGAATTGTATATATTTATGAATGAATTTCGATACACAATCTTTTGTTTTTTCATTTTTTGTACGCCGTTTGCATAAAAACCGGTAAAAAGAGGATAGTAATTTGTATTTGATGTTTTTATTTTCCAAAAAGGAGTTCCGGTAGACGGCGAGTTGGTATTTGATATCGATGTGAATTTGTGATTTGATGTAAAAGATGATTTCGGAAGTTTTCTTTGTTTCGATTGGGAATTCAGAAGCGTTCTTGTGGTAGAAGAGCAAGCCGAGAGGAATGTTATTAGGTAGAGGAATTTCAAAGATGCAAATCATCAATTGTCCGTAATTTAATTGAAATAGTTGAAGGTCATGGAACAAATCGTATGTTTCCCATATATGATAAAGATGTGTTTGTAAGACCGAAAGTAAGTCGTTTTTGTCGCATGAAAAGTGTGGGAGGTTGGAAATTTCCAGTTTATAAAGAATTTCTACTTCCAAGACTGGGATTTCATCGCATACGTGGAATACATTTTCTTTGAGGACTAAAAATTTCGTATCTCCACTGCTATTCAAAATTTGATGAGATATCCGTTCGCATAGAGAGGATAGGGACAAATGGTGAAAAAGCCTTTCGTTTTTCAAAATGACAATTTTGTAAATTGTTTCCAATTCCTCCAAGAAACAAGGTTTTGAATTTTGTTTGTTAAAAAATTGGAAATCTTTTCCATTTTTTTTTTTAAAAAAGATGGGTTGATAATTGTTCAAAATGAGACCATTATTTGATTTATCATTCAAGGTTTCCACCAAAATTATATATCGGTCAAAAAAGTAAAAATTTGATTCACGTGGGGAAATTTCTTTCCATTCTGGAATTTGATGTTTATGTTTCATGGAAACTACTAAAATATTTGCCTGTAAGATATGACAACAATAATGAAATAGATATTGAATGTCAAAATACATTTGGTTTTCCTGAACGTTGTGTATGATTCGTTCTCGAATCGACAATTCTATTTTCTTTTTTTGTAATTCATAGACTCCAAATTGTTCCATGATGGATACTATATTATATTTTTGGTCTATCAAAAATTCAATCTCTTGGTCGTTATACAAGCAGGACAAGAATGTGTTCAAAGGTCCTTGTAATTTTCTACATTTCGACATGTAGGTTGAGATGTGGTCTACCGTTTTTTCCTTTACCGTAATGGAGGGTAAAAAAGCAGGAGACAATTTCGTCACGGATAAATAATTTCCCAAAGTATTTTCGATATAAAAAAATATAGGAGGAAATTCGATTATTTTTTCATCAAAAACACAGCTTGCTTTTTTTTTTTGTTTTCGAACAAACATGATGAATCGTGACCCAGAATCTCTTATTTTATTCCAAATTATCTTTATGGGTATTTCATATTTAGGACTTTTCACATGGATTGTATATTGATTCATGGTGTTGAATTTCTCCACAGGTGGCCATGGAGAAATCACATGTTTTTCAATATCCGGCTCCACAAAAGAAAAATTTGGCATTCTTCTTTTGTCGCAATATCGGGTATAAGAAAAATATTTAAGAATTTCTTTACAGGACATTTCACCCGTTGCATTTGTCTCCCCATGTTTGATTTCTGGAATGAAAGTTTCTACTCGGAGTGTATTCGACTTTTGAATATTACTAAAAATATCCGTATCAAATTCATCCATCGAATATTGATAAAAATTTCGAATCACATTCATATTTGTGAAAAGTACGGATTTATTCATTGAAAACTGTTCCCCATAATCAATAAAATAATAATATTTTCTCAAATGTAACTGACAAATAAAAGTTATAAAAATTCCAAGAGCCTCCAATACATTGTCGATTCCAAACGATTTCTTTACCTGAATCTTAATATCCCGCTTGGATAAAGAAACTCGCATTTTCGCAGACGTCGAAAAACTTTTCGATATTCCTCGTTGTTTGAAAAATAAAGAAAAGGAATTTTCGTTATCCACTAATCCGAAATTTGGAAAATAAAAAAAAAATTGAACAATGGCATCAAAATGAGTCATATCAAAAAATTTTTGAATATTTTTCCTTAAAATTTCTTGTCGACACTTACTTACATTATCCATCCATTGGTATTGACTCCTCCTTTTCTTCGATAGATTCGTCTCAATAGACAAAGAATCAAATGGAATGAGTATATTTCCTGAAAAAAATGTCTCTTTTTGATACAGAATACTTTTATATTGAATGTTCAAAAATTCCAAAAGATTATCAAAAGATTTTGTGAAAAAACAATGCTGATTCATCTGAATCCAACCATGGATAGACGAATTCTCATCCTCCTTTAAATCCACAATTTTTTGGAAACAAATTTTATACTCCATCATTTTTTTCGAATCATCCTCAGTATAGGCGGTTGTACACCGATTCGGAGGTACCCAGTTTTTCGCCTTTTCTACATACATTTGATAAACCTGTAAATGGACTTTGGATTTCGAACTCGTAAATGTTTCCGGAACTATATTCTTTATTTCTTCAATCTCCTTCATCACCGATAATCCATCCCACGCTTCATTATTCTTCAGATAAGAATCTAAATATTCAAACTGCTTGATATAAAATTGATTATTATACGACAATTTAATGAATGGAATACATAACCACGTCTGGATACTATCAAAAATTTCCATGAGAGATGTTCCCTCCATGAAAATTTGACGACAACTCGCTTGAATATTCTGAATTTCATACTCAAACGGACTTGCATTCATGACTTGAACACAAACGGTATGAAGAAAAAGAACATGATTATAAATTTCATCCTTCTTATTATTCTTGGGATTGAATTGTATCGAATACTTATAAAATAATAATTGCAATTGTTTCAAGACATTTTCATCTTGCAAATCCCCTTCGAATTCGGATGCATCATACACATACAATTTCCCCTTACGAAACAAATTCATGGACAAAAAAACACTCGACGGATTCTCTGGATTGATAAAATACTGAATCGTAAAAGACGGATTATTATCCCACATCAATAAAGCCACATCCTTACACGAAACCACATTCACTTCTTCACCATTCTTATCCAATAGATAACACTTAATATTTATAATTTTATCCATGAATTTTGAAAAAAGCTTCGAAACCTATGATTGTTTCGACTAATAAATCGTCATTTTCGATTTGGTGGATACAATTAATAGTTTTTATATTTTTATTTGATACTTTGGAATCGATTTTTGAACTCCTCCTCTCTATCAAAAATTCTTGCGAAATATCTTTACCGGTCCTAAAAGGAATTGCTTGCATCTCGGGGACTTGCGTCAGCTTGGGATATTTGATATTTAATCTTTTTTTCTACATAACTTACAAAAAAAGCTTCCAATACGAACTCTACATTGCCAATTTTTACCCCGAAATCAATTTTTTTATCTTTGTCATTGGTGACCTCGTCATTCATATTTTTCTTACCATACTCACTTATCATCTTTGGAAATCCCACGCTCTTACCAACTATCACTCCATCTATGGCGCTTTCATCTTCCATCGAATATGGAGCCTCTACGCAAGCGATTTTAAAACAATCTACTGCTTACAATTAAAACCCATCTATCAATATTTTACACTGGTCAATCCATTTTTTTTCAAAATGGTCTATCTCATTGAATTTTTTATACTCACACTTTTTTTTCTACATGTCCACTTCTCATAACACATTTAAAAAAAAAAATTCTAAAAATATAAAAATGAAATTAAGATTCTTATTGACACTTCTATTACCTCTTACAAATTGTCTTCACTACACCTATCAAGAAAACTTTACCACAAAAGATTCTTTACCCAATCTTGTCCATCAAAAATTCATTTCCGAATTAAAACAAAAAAATTTACAAAATTTTGAAATGTTCCAAAAAAATAAAAATAATAAAATCATTCAATACTCGGGTCGAAAATATGGTTACCCATACACTGCTCTTTACGATATCTACCAAAAAAATGAAGAACTCTTCAAAATTCGATATTCTAACACATTTCTCAAAAATGATATTCATTTAGAAAAAATTAATCAAGATGAAATTTTTGTTAAAGTAGATGTCGTCACTTTTATACCCATTCCTCAAATTATTATTGAAAAAATTATCTCTCGGAAACTCCAATTTTTAAAAATATCATAAACCTTTAATATTTTCATAAATTTTTGTGTACATTTGTTTCACTGACTGGTTGATTTCGACATCCTTCTTTTTCTCTTGTAGAGCATCATTTACTTGCTCTGTACCAAAATCGTCTTGCGAAGTTATTTTCTTTCTAATTTTATTTTTTAAATTTTCAAAAGTTTCTAATTTTTCTAATTCATTATTTTCATAAAGTTCCACCAATGCTATTAAAATTTCTAATTTAAGTTTTTCACATTTTTCTTCGGTTTTTTGACTTTTTTTAAACATTTTTATATTTGGCTTTAATTTTTTTGATATATTGGATATATTTGGTAAGCTTCCTGATATATTTGATATATTTGGTAAGCTTCCTGATATATTGGATATATTTGGTAAGAAACCCGTTCTAGTTGTTTTTTTTGCCGAATTGTCTTGCTTCAAATCCTGATTTTTTTTCGATTTGTGTTTCAAATCCTTACATAAAGGTTTGATTACTTGTTTAAGTAATATATCTTTAACTTCTTTTTTGAAATCGTCATCATCATCCTTTTTCATCAAACCACTTAATAAACCATTTTTAAAGGCATCAATTACTTCGTCAGATTTAATATAGGCTAATAACATTTTTGTTTTATTGCCTCTTTTGTTAATTTGATTTTCATTTTTTATTACGGTGACAAAATTGTCTATATTTTGTATATTCTCATTCATAGTCTTCATCAATTTATCGTTTAATTTTGTTCTTAATCTTGTTTTTATATATTCGAAATCAGGCTCCCCTGTCCCCCTTGATTTTTGATAATCTATTATAAGTTTTTGTAATTTATTTTCTAAGTCTCTCTTTTGTTTTTTCTCCATTTTATCTTAATGACAATAAAAAAAAAAAATATTTTTTTTTTTATATATT